GCCTTACCTACGCCTTCAATGCTTTTACTAGCCTCCGCACCGCTTTTTTTAGCGACACCGCCAGTTTCTTCAATGGTGTCTTTTAAGTTTTTAACGTCTTTATTTGCTGCGCCAGTGTCTACTACAATTTCAACTTCCTTCTTAATCATTGCGTATCATTTTAAATTGACGTTTTAATTTCTCCTTGCCTTCCTTTATTGTTTCAGGTAGTTTATACTTTCCTTTCGCTATCTCTATTATATCGCTTTCTCCGTAGTAATTAAATGCCTGAAGAGCGTCTATTATTTTCGCTATCATATTATGGTTTGATTTTGTAAAATTATAATTGTTGGATAACTTAAATTATCAATTACGCTTATAATTCCCGCTCTTGATTCTTCCTTAACGTTATTATCTAAAGTGAAAAATATATTTTCTCCGCTAGATACATTGTCACTTTCTAAATTGATCCAATCACTATCTGTGACCACTTGCGCAAATTTAGCACCTGTGTAATATACTGAGCCGCTACTTTTAAAAGATCCAGATACTTGCGATAACTTGCTAATGTCGCCAACGTTTAAAGATGTAAACAAATCGTTTAACAAAACTAGCTTAGAAATACCAGTAGTTAGGTCGCTATCAATATTATCTATCACGAACCTATCTCCTTTAATGATTAATCTATCGTTAAGCCTTAGGTTTGCCGCTATATTTATAGGTAGATTTGCATTGATTGTAAATTGTCTACGTTGTGGGCTAAAAATGTCGTTTAGATAATCACTATAAAATCTACTGTATAGGTTGTCAGCTAATAACCCACCGTTGTATTCGTTAAATTCTACGTTAAATTGTGCTGCAAATCCATCAACTAAATTGATTGCATGGCTTGGCGTGTTAACATTTTCTATTAACTCGTAAGAATCGCCACTAAAACCTATCAAATTAGACGTTGTTAACTCTAAATTAGGAGCATAAAGTAAAAAAGGTGCGTTGTTATACTTCTGTAAATTCTTATCTACGATAAAAGCGTACTGATTTGTACTAGGTAAAAGCCTTTCAAATTGTGGGTTTTCAAAAGGAAGCTCTATTTTTAACGCATCTTCTGCCGCTATGCCTTGTAAATCGTTCTCAAAGCCTCCAAATTGCTGACCAAATTGCGCCTCATACTCTTCAGCCAGTAAGCTTTGCTGGTCTTTATACCCGAAATCAATCTCATTATACAACTTACCCCGCTCAACGTCTAGCGTATCAATATCTACATGATTAGACACGTCTATAATTTGCCCGCTATTGTACCAGGAAGGCAAATCATTTACATATAAGTTGCCATTTTCTAAAGGCTCAATAGTTAGGTTAAAAGCTTTTACAATTGCAGCAAACCATTCTGTAACCTTAAGGTCAGGCATTACCTTTGATAGTATTACATTTGGATTTGTTGTTGTGATTGTAGTATCTCTACTCTCTGTAAAAACTATAGCCGAAGCAACATTAAAAAAAGCCCTTGTTTGATACCTTGTATTTACATCAGCAGTAAAAATACCAGTCGATTCTATTATATAATCAAATTCGTAATTTCCATAATCTAAAAGACCATAATTAAAAAAATGAACTTGATTTATATTTGTAGTTATAGGGCTTTCATATATGCGCTCTCCATTAGATAGAAAAACAAATCTATAAGGAACGCTTAATCCACTTGTTATATTTACTTCGGCTCTTAATTCCGCCCTGAATTGATTTAAAGTGTTAGGGAATTGATAGATGTTAAGGTCATAGTTTTCTACTAAATTACTACTAAATTCGTTTTGATCATTTTTTCCATTACCTAATGACATATAAAGATTTTGCCATTCAGCACGTGCAAAGAAATCATCTGTAAAAGTTAAATCATACTCGTCTTGTATAGCTAGCCTTATTGCATCCGCTTTAATTGCTGGCTTTAATTCTTGCCAGTCTAAGCCACTTGTAAAGGCTGCATCGTATTTTATATTTATATTATCTTCATTGTCAAGTTGGGTGTCTGAAAATAAAAACCTACGCTTATAAGATATTAAAGGATACTTAATGACCCCGCTAAAAAGCTGAGCGGTTAACCCTGTTTTTATTGTTGCAGCATTGTAGTTATGATCGTATGCACTAAAGTCTAGGTCGCTTAATTTGTCATCTCCTATAAAGTCTTTGATCTTTATAGTGTCTCCGAAAAATTCAATCTTATAATTTACTGGCACGTTACTTTTTAAACTTGCTCCGTTTAATTGTATCTTTCCTTTCTTATAAGTTACACCGCCTAAATCTATTCTTGCATCTACTTTTATACGTGCGTCAAATCCGTTTACTATTTGAGCATCGTAGTAATGCTTAAAAATAGAATTGTTATTATCATCGGCAGGAACAGAAAAAGATTGTGTAAAGTCAGTAAACACCTTTGTCAAATCCTGCAAAGATTGAACAGACCTTTTAAGCCTTATCTTTTCATCAGGAAATAAAGTAATTCTTTTACCCTCTACGTATAAAGCTAGGTCAATGTTAGACATTTTGTACGGTATCAAATGAGTTTTTAAAATCGATAGTGTAATTAATTAACTTATCGTTTATCTTGCTTAATACTTTAAGTGATTTAGTATCTACGTTAACTGGTACGAATGTTCCTGCGTTGTTAAAAAAAACATGGTCACTATTTAAAATACCTCTAATAACTTCATTTTGTGTTTCATTAATATAGCCAGTGTTTAGCGTTATAGTTTCCCTTGCGTTCTTATTACCGCTCCTATATAGATGTCTGGTAATATCATATGTACCGCCTAACACAAAGTTATTTTTAAACTCTCCTTCCTCTGTAAATGATACGTTTGATTCTTTAGCCTTAAAGAAAGTGAATGATTCAAACACTCCGAACTTATTTAAGAAATAGACTATTTGGGGCGTATATTTACACTCTTCTACTACCTCAAAAATATAAGTGTCGTTAACCGTAAAAAAAGTGCTTTCACTTGAACCTGTGTCATAAAAATAATAGACTATTGAATTTTCTGCTTTGTCTCCTTCGACTACTGTTTCGGTTTCTAAAGTAACACCCTGATCATTTTTAATAGTTAATATATTACCCGCTATAAGTGGGATCATTATCTGACCTCCTTTTAAAATTTGATTATTAAGAGAAGTTAATAGTATTATTTTATCATTTAACAAGTTAATGCCCTCAGAATAGTTAGAATAACCCCTTGTTGTTAGTGCATTTTTTAGCCTTTCAGTGGGCGTTGTGCTTATATCCGTTGAAGTTGTTATAGTTGTTGCTACGACTGAACCTACTAAGCTATTTACTAAGCCATTAGTCGCGCTATACACTGGCTTAGGATTAAGAAAATCTAAGGCAAACCTAGAAATAAGGACGTCGAAATATTCCCAATTGACGCTAGGTCTAAATATTTTTTTAATATAGTTAGGAGTACCTAATGGATCGGCAAATTCCCCACTTCTAAAATACATTTTAACCTCTATAAAAGCCTCTGTAGTTATATCTCTAGTAAGATAGTAGTTTGATCTCGCCAAAAGTAAACCAGTAGTATCTGTAACTGGTATAGAGTAGTTACGTATCACGGTAGTAAATCTTGGCAAGTTAGCTTGACCTACTATTATATTTTGAAATTGGTAAGAGTTAACGGTGCTTTTTATCGTAACTACTGCGCCTGATATAGTACACTCATACTCCCCACCCGCTACATAGTCGGCATCTATTGCAGCCTTAAAAAATTGTGCTTGAGTAACTGCACTATCGCCTTGTGTAAATTCATTAGCTCCTGACCTTGTAGTTACTACGCCTTCCCTTAGTTTAAAAAACACATCTGTACTTGTGTTTAAAATTTGTATATTAAAAACGTTAACGGTTGAGTCTGTTACAAAAAAGTCTGTAAAAGTGATATCTATTTCTGAGAATGTAGCCATATATTTATAACGACATTTATACTGTTTTTGTTTAAGTAGTGCTAAATCTTAATAGATCGTCAAGTTCTAAAGCGTAAGCCTTAACTATCTGATTAGGCAATTTGTTAAATTCATTCTCAAAAGGAGTAGTAAAAAACTTAGTAGGTTTCAATCCCTTCTTAAAAACGGAATTAGCAACGGCAAAACCAAATGATTTATAGGTAGTGAATTGTCCGTTCGCTCCACGTGGTTTTATTCCTTTACGCTTTGCCCAAGATTCAAATATATGTGCTGGCGGCTTCTTTGTCTTGTAAGAAAATGGCGTATTAAATTTACGCTCCGTACCACTTACTCCTGCATCTTGAAAGTTCCAGTAAGGAGTCATTGGAAACGATAGGCTAAGGGAATTAGCACTAACGGTTAAATCATATTTACTACCCTTGTATAAGT